TTTGCAAGACATCAAGTTCGGCCCGAACAGCGGCAAACTCTTGCTTGGCCTGATCAATACGCTCCACAGAAGGGGCCTTGTCGAGCAGTGTGGCAAGTTTCTGGACGGCGGCAAAGGACTGCAACTGGCCGTCCAACACAGACAGGGCGGAGTCCAACAGCGCCATGTCAGTCTGCGCGTCTTGCAACTGTCCGTTGACTGCGTCGATATTGGCGATCAGCTCTTGCACACCACCTTCGGTGTAGCCTTGCTCGATGACTTGCTTGCGTGCTTGCTTCAAGTCTTCAATAGCCCCGGCCAGTAGCATGCGGTCGACCGTGGTTTTTCCAGCAGCGGCACGGATTTCGGCCATGTCACGCTTGGCTTTTGCCACGTCCTTGTTGGCGTTCACAACAGCTTCGGCGCTGCGGTACTCGGCATACTGCTGGAGAATGTCTTCGATCTCGGCAACCAGAGCGTTGGCACGCTTTTCCAAAGCGGGGATGGCCTGCGCACGCTTGGCAATCTCCTCGTCCCGGCGCAACTGTTGACGCAAGTTCTGCACGAACTTGCTCTTCATGAAAATCTGGAACAGACCACGATTGGTTTTGATGGCCCCGAGCTTTTCTTGCTCTTCGGGGAACAGCGACTTCTGGCCAGTATCGACACGGGCAGCTTCCTCCTGTCGGAGCAAAGGCTCTTCCAACTCACGGGCCAAGGACAATTCACCCGCACGCGTCGATGGGCCGCGCAAAGTGGATGGGGTTGTGTCAGCTATACGCTTGGTCACGTCGGCCGCACCGCGCATGCCTGTGCGACGATCTTCGGCTTCGGGCTGCTCAATAGGAGTTTTCAACCCGGACTCGGCACTGCCGGGAGCAACGCTTCGATTGGGTTCAATCTGGCGCGGGCCTGCCTCAGTAGGCGCGGTAGTGGATGCGCGTGCTTGTTGTGCCGGAGCCGCAGGGAATGTCTGGAGGTCCAGTGTGCGCTCTTGACCCTTACGGGGCACGCCTTCGGCACCGCTCTCGATCTGTGCAAGCTGCTCGTCCAGCAACGAAAAGTAATCTGCGCCAGACTGGGGCAGGGCTTTCTCGGCGCGTTGCAGCAAGTCCACCGCTTCGGGGGACAGGTCGTATGTGATCAGCACACGGTTAAGGCGATCCGCCAGCTCTTCCCGGGTAACGGGGGCAGTGCCTTCATTGCGGCCACGGAGTTTGAATTCAGCACCGGGTACACGGCGCAGGTTACGCGGCTTATCTTCCTCCGCTGTAAACGTCACGTCTTCGCCTGCCAGCTTTTGCTGCATCTGACCCATGGCCGCAGAGCCTGCGGGTGGTGCCTGCTCTGTGCCAAAAAGGCTGAATTGATCCGAGATACCTGCCGGTGCTGCCTTCATGCGCTGCAGGCCAGCAAATTCTCCGCCCAGTGCTTGCTCACGTTGGGCTTCTGCTATGTCACGCTCGGCCTGCGCACGCTGCTCTTCCAACGCGGCCTGCTCTTCAGCTTCAACTTCGGAGACGCGTTGCTGGCTTGCAGCCGTGCCTTGCATGCCTTGGGCTTGACGGGTCTTATCGTACTCTTTGAGCTGCAACTCGAGACCACCGAGGAGCGCTTTGTTTTGTGCTTTGGTCAGCCCGGGCATCGGGGTCTGAGTCTTCACAACGTCCATAGCCTTCAGGGGGTCGGCCATGATGTAGCTGGCATAGTCTGCTACGGTCGGAGGCGTCATCATCTGCTGGTCAGCCAGCGCTTTGCGCTCTGCCACGTACGCCTGCACAGGGTCGACACGCTGCACCATGGCAAACGGATCGCCTTCAACCGGGGCTACTTTGGTCGGAGCCGCGATGCCTGCCTGTACTGACGCCTGTTCAGCGGCGAACTCTTCAGGGGACAGCCCTGCTTTACGGGCTTCTTCTGCAGCCGTTTCTTCTGCGGCCAACGCCTGCGCACGAATTGCTTTTGTGCGGCGGTATTCGGGCACCAACTCTTTGAGCTGCGCATTCAGCGCCTGCACTTCTTTTTGTGCGTCAGCGTACTCAGCCTTTGCCGCAGGGTCGGCGTCTTTGCCGGGCTTCTTGAGCGCGGCCTGCTTTGTCTGAAACTCTTGCAGCAAGGTGTCGTACTGCTGGCCAACCTGTATGGCGTAGGGAGCGGTGTCGCGTTCAGCAGCTTCTTTCTCGGCGGCGATGCGCTCTTGCTCGGCTGCGGCTTGGGTGGCCGCGTTGCGCTCTTCGCGCTCGGCCTTGGCTGCTTGCGATTTGGCACCGCCGCGCTCGAACGCACGGCCGACTGGGGCAATAGCGCCACCCAAAACGGCTCCGCCGATGAAGCTCTCGATGTACTCCTTGCGGGCTTCGGGGTCGGTCAGGTTTGTGCCTGCTTGCAAACGCTCGAGCACCTGCTGCACGGTTTCGGTGAAGCCTTCACGGCCCATGGCCGCGCCTGTCTTGGCGGTGTAGTCCATGGCCGCTTTGCCCAGCGTCTGGCTGGCGATCGCCTTGGCTTGCTCGGTTGTCAGCTTGGAGCCCACGGAGCCGAACAGCTTGCCCACACCGGGCACCAACGCCATCGCGGCCGTGTCGATAAGAGCTTGGGGAATGGCTGCGCCAAGAGCAGCAGCGCCGCTGGTCTGCTCCAGCGTCTTGCCCGTGTCCATCTGAGCTGCAAGGTTGGAGCCCGTGAACTGGCCAGTAGAGACAGCGCCTGCACCCAGCAAACCCAGACCTGCGGCAACCGGAGCGGTAACGGGAGCGGCCAAAGCCGCAAGACCTGCGGCGGCTGGAGCCGCCATGTAGGGGATAGACCCGCCAAGGGTCTCTTTGAACTTCTGGAAGGGGGCCTCAGTCCAGCCTTCTTCGGTGGGGGTGAAGCGTGCCTGCGCACGTTTCTGCGCGGCTTCGTATTCTTTCTGTGCCTCGGCCTCGCTCTTGATGCCCAGCTTGCCCTTGAGCAGCTCAAACTCCCCGCCTAAGCGGGTAGCACCGGCAGACATCGCGGCTTTAAAACCCTTGGTGTCTTCTTTGGGCTTTTCGGCAAAAAGGTCAGGAAACTTTGTTTTTGCAGTTGACATGGCCTCTTCGTAGGACATGTCGTCCGGGACTTTGAGGGAGTCGCCATTGGGAAGCTGGAGGTATTTGGCCATATCGTCTTAACAGTGTGAACCCTTGATGTGAAAACGCCGCAGCGGGTATGACTGCGGCGTTGGTTATTTTGACAGAACTCAGTCTTCCGTCAAGTCGTAGACCTTCCCTCCGGCGGGTGCGGAAGAGAAACCAATTCCTGAAGCGTACGAGGCCAAGAACGGGTTGTTCATCAACGCCTGCCGCAACGCGGTGGTCTGCATGAGTTGTTTCTTTTCAGGCGGGGCCATCATGTAGTCCTGATCTTTGCTCAGAGTGTCCATGACCTTTGCTTGCATTTTGCCGTACTCCGCCCGAACCTTGGCTTCTTGCCCTTGCGCTTCGCGCAAGAGTTTGTTGCGCTCGTACCCCGGACCCGCAGCAATCTGCGCCGCTTCTTTGCGCCCTTTGATTTCCATGCCGGTGGTAAGTATTTGCTGGTCTGCCGTAAAGAGCGTTCTGAGGTCAGCGCGTTTTTCCCCAGTCATTTTCTCGGCAGCGTCAAGACCCAGACGTTTAATGTCGGTCTCAGTGCGGCCAATCTGGTTCTTGAACTGGCGGCGCTCTTTGGCCGTCATGTTGGCCTCGTTGCGACGGAACTCTTCAATCTGGTCGCGGGCGTCGTCCATCTTCTCCTGCGCAGCACGCAAGTCTTTGAGTCCGGCGCTGTATGTTTTCAGCCCGGTCTGAGCGCCCTTGCCGATGGCCGTAGCCAAGCCGCCGGGGGTAGACATAATGGCAAGCCCTGCCTCGAGCATTGCCAGACCTGCGGTTTCGTCTTTACGCTTGCCTAGCTCAGCTTCGCGCTTGGCCAACCGCGCTTCTTTGGCTTCGCCGTACTTGCCACGTGCAGCAACATCTTTCTCAAACTCTTCCAGTGCGCTTTTGTCCTGCGCACGCATGGCATCGTACAGGGCCTGCCGCTCCGCATCCACTTTCGAAGTGTCGGTAAGCCCCATTGCTTTTTGCATGGCAGCGTAACGGTCAGTAACGGATTGCTCAGGCGTGGCGGCAGCGGCGGCAGGTCCGGCCCCAGTACCGGGACGTGGCGCGGCACCGCGCTCCTTGGTCGGTGCGGCTTTTGCGGGAGGCGAGATCGACGGGACGCTTGGCAGTTGGCTACCCGACATGATGCGGCGGTCCATGCCGCTGTAATCGTCTTTGCTGAAAGTTGGCGTTACTTTTGCTGCAGAAGCTGCTTCTGATTTGGCGGCGCGGCGCTCATCCGCTCTAGGTAAATCAGGGAACGGACGGAAACGACCGCCCTCCAGCATGCGCTGCTGCTCATCTCTGAATGCCTGCTGCTCTTCTTCGGACGGTTGCGATTGTGCCCGCGCATACTCTTGCACATCAGGGCTGTATTGAACGCGAGCGCCCATGCCCATTTCCATGGACTCTTGCTTGTACTTGTCAGCAATGCTGCCACCAAATTGATACCGCTCAACCGCACCGCCGCCAGCCATGCGTATGACGGGCTCTTGGCCATAGGTAGACTCGCCCTCGTCGTAGCCTTCGTAGCCCATGATGCCGCCTTCGGCCGCAAACTGCATGTTGGGCGCAGGAAGCGCACCGATACCCACATTCTCAGGCAACTGCTGTGGAGACATCTGCGCAATCGCTTGGTCTGCCACTTTGGGCTGAGGCTGCGCACCTTGCGTGGCTTGGCCCGCCGCACGTAGCTGTTTACGTGCGTTGCTCTCAGATATTGCCATCGGAAGGATGTATGGATCGCCCTTGTGCATCTGCGCGTATTTCCGCAACTGCTCGTCAGACAACATCCGCAGCGTGGTGGTGATCTCGTTTACGTTTGGGACTGCCATGATGCTTCCTTATGCCATGTTGGCAATTGCCAAATCGGCCAGACCTGAACCCACGCGACCACCTTCCGCCATCCTGCTCAAGCCGTACGCACCCAGACCGATACCCGCCAATTGCGATGCCGCGCTGGCAGGGGCCTGATACAGACTTTGTGCGTTCTGGCTCATGGGGATGCCGCGCAACGTGTCGGACATAAATGCCAACTGCTTGTACGGGTAGTTCTGTGCGTTCAAGAAATCTTGCTGCTGGGCGTTCAGGATGTTCTGGATTTGCGCTTGCTGGCCTGCGCCAAACTGCTGCTGCAACTGCGCAATACCTTGCTGCTGGCCAAACTGAGTTTGACCCAACTGGCCCAGTGTCGAAGCCCCTTGCAAGCCTGTACCCAAACCTTGAAGACCAATCCCCGCAGCCTGTGCGCGTGATTGCTGCTCGGTGTTGAACTGGTTCTGCGCGTTGCCAAACGCGCTTTGCAGACCTTTTGCTTGGATGCTTGCCAACTGGCTGTTCAACGCCCGGGCGGCTTCTGCTTCTTGGATAGCTTGGCGGGAACCACCAAACGCACCCGCGCCGACAGCTTGCGCTTGACGGGCTTGACGGGAAATGTCGTCTTGACGACGCGCAGACTGCATCTCCAAGTCCGTCACGTTTTGCATGTACGGAGACATGTAAGCCGAGGCCGTGCCCGGTTGCGTGAACGAATTGGCGGTATACCCAGCGTAGTCCATGCCGCCTTTGCCAGCTTGCGCAGCAAGGTCAGAACCAACCCCGATCTGCGAGGCTGGGGTCATTGTCGCTGCGCTGGAGTACGACTGCTGCTGCAAAGGGGTGAACTGGGCAAACCGCTCACCCTGATACTGCATGTACGGGTTCGTGTTTGTGTTTGTCAGCGCCGCAGTTTTACCCAGCATCGACTCCACATATGGGCGTGCGTACTCCGGGATGGACGTTTGCGTTACTGACTGGCTTGTGGGTTGGGAACTACCGCCGTCCATAATTGACCCCGCTAGAGTTGTGGTTGCACATCATAATTTTATCCTCATCACTTTGTGGGTCACTTCCAACCCAAACTTTTCGTACATGTTCACAAGCGAGCCCTGCGCCCAAACTTGGGCTTTGGTGGCTCCGTGCATCTTCATCCACTTGAACATTTCCGCGATGACATGTGGGCGCATGATGCCTTTGCCACCCATCAAGTTGCCGTGGCCAATCCGTTCCCGGGGGTAATCAATGAACTCCACCGTGGCAGCGCCCGTGATGCCTTCGTCCGGCTCCTCCCAAACCACCAAGTAGGTGCGCCCAGTTCGCACTGAGTGCTCGACCTGCTCAATAGTGATCGCGCTAGGGTCGATGTCAATTGCTTTTTGCAGCAACGGGGCTGCAATCGGCCAAACTTGAGGCAACTCACGGGGATCAATTTGGTAAAAGGGCATGGTTAGGCTGGTAAAAATTTGGACGAATTGCTGTTGACGGCCACCTTGCCTTTGCCAACAGACTTGCGGCGGTTCTTCTGCACACGATCCATCATGGCGTACAGCTTGCGGGCACCGGCTTCAGTCGAGCCGTTACCCAGCTCCGACACAATACGCGCTGGCACCACGAACTCGCCATCAGCCAGACGGGCAGGGCGCTTGTTGCCAATTGTCGCAGGGATTGAGTCCGAAACGCCATCCCCGGGGCCGCGCAGCAAGCGTCCGCCATCCGAGTAGCCGCCAAGGTCATACTGCGCAGCCGCTCCGCCACCGGCCAGAGCGCCAAGACCGCCTTGGGCCATGTGCATGAGACCGCCGTTTTTCACGCCATGAGAACCGCCGGGCAGGATATTAGATGCGATCTCTTTCACATCCTTGGCATCCGCCATCACATCTGCGGGTTTTTCGTACATGTTGTTCGTTATGTAGCGCCCAGTGTTGGGGTCATACACGGTTTCCATGTTGTACGTGCCGGGATTGGTCACGCCGTAACCGTACTGCGGAGCTGGAATGTTTATGCCTTTATTGGCGGGGTCGGCTTTTTGCTGCGCCGTTGCCTCATTGATGTCGCGCTGGTTAAGCACCGCGTTGCTGCCGAACGTAGCGCCGGGCAAGCCCATCGCCATCTCGCCGTAGGGGCGGGCAATACCCTTGATCTGTTGGTTTACAGAGTAAGGCTCGTTACCGCGCAAGAACTCGTAAGCCCTTGCCGACTCGCCCTGCATGTAGTTCTGCGGAACCATGCCAAACTCGCTGCGCCATGTCTCCCCAATAGCGGGGTTCTGTGCAGCAATGATGTTCAGGTCAGACGTTGGCCCCATGCTGTATGTTTTGCCGTTCTTGTCTGTAAACACGGCTTGTGCGCCGCTCACCCGCGACAGCTTGCCACCAGCAAAATCAACGGTGCTGCCTACAGGCGCGTTCTGCCAGTACTGCTGGTACGCAGGGATGATCTGCGAGACGTTACTGACCGTACCGCCGCGTTCGCTTCCGCCCATGACACCCTGTGGCGTCAGCACTTGCAAGCCGCTTATGCCGCCTGTGGGGCTGTTTGTGCCCGCATACGCAGGGATCGTCGCATTGGTGACTGGCAAGTTGTTTATGCCACCTGTTGTCGGTGTCGTTGTTGGGGGTGTCGTTGTTGGCGGTTTCGACCCTGTTTGAAGGTTACGGGCGGTGTCGATGGCCTTTTGCAAGTCCGCAACCCCCCATTGCGGTAACGCTTTGTTGATCTGCGCCGCTGTAAACCCAGAAGTGGCAAGCCACTTGTTCAAATCTGCCTGCGCTTGCGGGTCTGTGCGGCCGTTGTTTGCGTTGTACCAGTCAAGGATTGCGCGTGTGGTTGGGTCAACATTGCTGCCAGCACTGCCGCCAGTTGTCGGGCCGGGTCCGGGGCCCGTCACAAAAGGACCGGGATTTTCAACAGCGGCCTTTCGTCTGGCGTCCTCTGCTGCTCGTTCAGCGGCAAGATTTTCACGCCACTTAGGATCAGTCCATTCACCGGTTGGGCGGCGATCAATTGCTGCTTGCGCTCCCGCTGCATCCAAATATGGGTTGACCCCCGCACGGGCAAACTGGTCGCCAACTCTTTCATGCTGCATTGGATCGGTCTGCTCGATCTTCCAGTCAATGTAGTTGCGCTGCTCTGGCGTCAACTTGGCCCGCGCCGCGTCAATCTCGCTTTGAGGGATGGCCGACATGGTGGGGCGGGACGTGCTTGTTGTGGTCACGTTCCCGCCGGGGTTGGCGATCCTGAACTCCTCGCCTTTTGCGGCCATGTCCGCTCGAACGGCTTGCTTCTGCGCAAGGCGGGCCTGCTCTTGCGTTCGGTTGTACGCATCGAGGGTGGCGTTGTTAAAGTCGGCCACATTCCCAAACTCGGGGAACGCCGCTGCCATTTGTGCAGGGGTGTATTTCAGCAGCGCGGCATCCAACGCTGCTTGGGTTTGGGGGCCTGCTTTAATCTCCGCCCGTATAGCTGCTGCATCTCCAGTTGTGCCGCCGTCCGCAAAGCTCAGAAGGCTGGTGATGCCGCCGTTCTTGGCATACATTGTGCTTTTGTATTGCGACGCAGGCGTCGAGCGCAGCCTGCGGTACTTGCCGCTGATGGGGTCGTAGCTGTAATCAATGATGTTACCCTCGGCAGGTTTTTCGGCCTCCTGCTCTTCCGGCTGCATTGCTGGCAACGCTGCTGCCCCAGCATACTTGGCCAGCCCACCTACACCGCCAACATTGCTCATGAAGGCTTCACGCGAGGCTGGGTTATCCATAAGCCCAGACAAACCCCGTTTAGCGTTTGTATACGCGTCCGTGTTTGCGGGGTTAAATCCGCTGACCGCTTTGTTTTCGAGGGCCGCTGCATCCATGCCAGAAAGAAAATTCGATTGCGGCGCGGGCGCTGCTGCGGGAGCCATGGCTGCTGTATTGACGGGGTTGCCGACGGTCATAGCTTCCGCACCCGAAGAAGGGCCGTAGTACGCACTTGGCGTCGAGGAGCCAAACAAAGTTGGCGCGTTTTGGGAAAAGTTTGCACTATCGACAATTGGAGTCGCGCTGGCAGCTTGAGTAGCTTGCGCAGCAGGAGCCGCAGCAGTTTCCAAAGCAGCCGTTTCCATTCCTGCAAGGGCGTCAATTGGAGCGGCCGTACTCGCAGCGGCCGTGCCCGCAGCACTGAGACCCCCTGCCAAACCAGCGCCACCGTACGCGCCCATACCTGCCATCAAACCCTTTTCCAAGCTACCCGTAGCAGCGGTATAGCCAGCGCCAACCATAGCAGCAGCCAGAGGAGCACCGACTCCAGTAGCCGTCAAGCCTGCGCCAATAATCATCGGGAGCAGGGACTTCAAGTTGAACGCTTCAGGCAGACCCGTTTCGGGGTTGATGGTCAGATTCTCGCCATGCACTTGTGCAAGGGCGTTTAGGCCAGCAACTTCGTTGGGTGTCATGTGCACCAGCATCGAATCGCCGTGTCGGCCTTTAGCGGCCATGTTGTTGGCAAGGGCGTGTAGGCTCATTTGCGCCTCTCTGAAAATGGGTTATTGGATGGTATCACGAGGGGTCTTTTTGGGCAATTACGGCAAGCGGGAGATGCTGTTGACGGTCATAATCACTGACGCAATCTCTGGGCGAGCAGGCAATGTGCCCACCGGATAGTGCTCAAGGAACACATCTGTGCTGCTGGCCCACCACTTAATGGTGAGGTACTCGGTGTCAGGGTCCTCAACAGTGAAGATGCCGGAGACAGTCACCACAGCGTGCCCCCACGTACTCGAATCTTTGCGGGCAGGGACATCAACACGGGTGGTGGACAGCGGGTAATTTGTGCCGTCATATCCGGCCCAAACTTCAAACTCCTGCACAGCGTTGCTGCGGTTGCTCACCTGCAAGCGGAACGTCACGAGGTACTGGCCGGTCTTGTCAAACCAAACTTCATCCGTGTTCTCCACCCGGATGCCCTGCGTGATCACGGGCTGGTTGAAGCTCAACTGGTTCGCTGCCGTGATGCTGGCGTTGGCCTGATCCTGATCGCTCATCAGCATGGCGTGGGGGTTTTGGAGGTACAAGCCCCCGTTTGTGCCCAGCAGCGAGTTCAGCGCATTGATCAGGCGGTTGAAAAACAACCGCAACACGTTGGAGAATTGATCCTGATACCGGCGCTCGTACAGCTCCGTAGCCAGCGGGAGGCTGGGAGGCTCAGGGGTATTTAACCGGCTGGATACTGGTCCTGTTGCCATAATTACCTGCGCCCGTCAGGACGGATGTCAATCCGGGGAGCGCCAAGCTGCCATGTGGTGCCAAGCTGCGAAGAATCGATCTTGAAGATGAGCTGCCGCCCGCGCACCCGGGTGTAAATCTGCCCGGTGAACTCTTCGGTTATGACGTACGTGCTGCCCTTGATCACGCCCTGACCGGCGGAGCTGGTGACCCCGGAACCCGAGTTTTGCAGTCCTTGCAGCGTCATGGTGATCTGCGGCGTAGGGGAAGACGATGACCCATCAAACGTCAAATCTGGCAACACGCGCCAGACAAACCCGAAGTTGTGGCCATCCCCGATGTCGAATTCCGAGGACGAGATGTTGGCCGCAATGGGTGTCGGCACGGCTGTGGAGTTGTCGTCCACCCCGTCTTCGTGGTTTACGATGTTGTTGATGTAGGTCGCAGCAATCGGGAAGCTCAACAAACCGGAATCCAGCCACGCGGTGCGGCCCATCGTGCCGTAGTACCAGATTTTTTCAAGGTAGTTGTAGATGACGTACTTGTCCACCACCGTGGAACCTGCCGAGCAGTAGAACCACCAGACCTCGTTGAATCCCTCATTGGTGCCCGCAAAAACCTGCGCCGCCTGATCTTGGTTGAAGTCGTTGAAAATGTAGCGACGCAAGTCGCAGTTGAGCGTTTGCACACGGCCATCGTAGGCGTAGAACTTGTCCACGCCCATCCAGTACACCACCCCAGAAGCCAGTGCCACGGCGTTTGGGCCCGCAATCGAGATGTTGTCGCCCAGCAACTGGGTGCCCCAGACGTAGGGTGGTCCGAGGTACTGCAACGAGTACAGCGCCTGATCCGTGAACGTGACAATTTCCTGTCGGGTTTGGATGGCGGTGATGATTTCCGAGCCGTGCGACAGGCGGATACTGCCTGCTTGGTTGGTGATGGCGGGGGTCCAGACGAGGAAGTTTTCCTGATCAGACCAGCGGATCAGCATGGGGTCGATTGTGGCGGAGCCGTAATCGTTGGTGCCAAATACCAGAGTAAAGCGCGAAGAATCCGACACGATGATCTTGTTCTGGAACAGCGGTGTGTCTGCATCGCCGGAGACGGTTAGGTTGACCCCACGGGTTCCCGTACCAGCAGATGAGTCCCAGTAATAAATGCCGCCGCTACGGGGGCCAAATAGCAAATCTTCACCGTAGTTGTACTGGTTCCAGAGCTGCAAAGGAATAGGGTCGGAAGCGCTCGTACCCCAAACACCAGAACCCCAACCCCCTGCGCCCCATCCAACCAGTGGAATTTGCGTTTCAGGGCCAGTGTTGAGCTGGTACGCAGCAACCACGGAAGCTCCGCCACCGGGGGAACCAGACACGTCAGTCGCATTGGCCGTGGCCGACACCGTGATGGTGTAGCTGTTTGCGTTAATTACAGTGACTTGATACTCGGCATTGAGCACGCCTGCCGTGATGTTGCCGCCCAGACCGACAGCGCCGCTGAAGGTTACAAAGTCCCCGGTCAAGCAGCCGTGAGCCGTGTCCGTGACGGTGATGACGCTGGAGCCCAGCGTGGCCACAAACGGGTTGGCATTGATGGTGGGTGTTGCCCGGATGGGGGTGATGTCGAAATACTGCCCGCCCAGATTGATGTAAAACTTCAGGTTTGTGCCCACACCAATCAAGTTCGCGCCGCCGATGGTAATCCAGTTCCACAACGAGCGGCAGACGCCCAAAAACGTGTTGGGGCTGAAGCGTGTCCAGCCGCCGATCTTCTCGGGGTTGCCCTGACGGAAGCGGATTTTGTCGCAGTCGTACCAACCGCCTTCGGTGGTGTAGCGGGTGTTTTCCCGGTTAACCCCCGGTTTGAACAGTATTTTCTGTAGTGGCATGGTTTACCTCAGCGTTGCGACATTTTCGCACTTAACTTAAGAACAGCGCAATCTCGGCCTCTCGGCGCTTAACCAGCCCGGGGAGAACCTTGCCGCCACCCTTGGTCCAAGCCCGGAACGCATCGGCTGCACCCTCCCAGTCACCCCGGTTTGCTTTCATGCGGATGGTGCTGCGCTGCAAGTTGCCTAGCCCGAAATTGAAGGATATAGAGACCAGAGCGTCGAAGCTGCCTTGACGCCCAACCACGCTGGGCACAAGACGAAGAACACCCCGTTCAAAAGTTCCGACATCAATTCGGAATAGTTCGTCGATCTCTTCTTTCGTCCAGACACGGTTGTCCTCCGGTTTCAGTGGGAACTCACTGCGGATCATGGGAATGTCCTCTTTGGTCTTGCCCGGTGGCCGGACCATGGGGAGCCTGATCTGCTCTTGGTACAGGACGTGGCCGTAGCCGATCGTCCAGATGTGCGCCGGGCAAAGGTAGGGCCGAGAGCGCTTGCCCTCGTACCTGTGCATCAGGTCTTCACCTGCCTTGCTCAGTTTCACTTCTTGCTCCACTGGCGGCTACCGAACCAGAAGCCGATGATTCCGCCCAGCATCGCCATCTCGTCGGAGCTGAAGATCAGGTCGGAGTAGCGGATGATGTCGTCAATGCTGGTGATCAGGCCGGGGGTCTGGTATAGATACCAAGCCATGAAGGCGTTGATCGCCACCAGCTCAATCACGAAGATGTAAGTCACAGTGGGGCGCACAGTGCCCACGTAGTTGGCAACCCATGTGGAAGCCTTCTCAAGCACCTTCTCGTCGTGCGCAAGAGCTGCCTCAGTCATCCGGGCATCGGTCTCCATGGCAACCTGATCGGTGCGGACCTCTTCAATCTTCAGTTGGGCAGCAAAGCCCTGTGCGGCCATAGCCAGCTCACGCTCGTTTTGGAGCGCAGCCAGTTTCAGCTCGTGCGCTTGGTCGGCCTTGTTCTGAAAGTACTCCAGCAGTTTCGGGAGACCGGAGATCAGAAGACCCCCAAGAGTTGAGAAAAGTGAAAGCATCAGTTACCCCTTTTGGTTAGCATGGCGCTGGCAATCTCCAGCATGAATTTTACTTGTTCAAGGTTTTCTGGCTCCTGCGGCCAGCCGACTGTGATCTGTCCAACAAAGCGGTTCTGATCTGGCGGTACGCTGATCCGGCATGTAAACGTCACACCCTTCTCGATGTACCACAGGCCCACCTCGGACTGCGCGTAGCGGTATGGGCCACACGGAATTTCCGCCGTCATCAGCTTGACCACATCGTTGTTGTTCGGGGTGCTGTGTGTGAACAGGCCCACGTCGATGTCGTCGATGCTCTTGTCCCTGCCGTCCTTCGTGTACGCCTTGTAGACCACCCGAGAGTTGAACAGAGGGTTGACCTTGAAGATCGCCACAACGGCTGCGCCCGTCTGCTTGAACAGCATGGCACTGGCTTCATCCGCACGAGGCGTGTTTATCTCTGGCAGCTTCTTGGACTCCTTGTAGGCATCCCTCATGAACTCTTGGTTTTGCCACAGGAAGTAGCCAGCGAAGGCCACTACGCCCATGACAAGGATGGCAAACAGCTTGAACGGCGAGTCCACATACCCGAGCACCTTGTCGAGGGTTGTGTTGGCGTTTGGCTTCTCGTCGCTCATCGCAGGTGCTTCATGTAGATGACAAAACCACCAACCATCAGGCCAGCCAGCACAATAGTCGCCAAGCCGATGGCGATGTACTCGGCCATCTTCTCAAGCTCTTCCTGACGCCTCTTGGCCTCTCGGGCGGCTTCCTCTTTGGCTTCTCTGCGCTTGCGTGCCGCAGCAGCTTGAAACTTTACCCAGTCGTTCCACATACCCGGGCGACCTGCGTAGACCATCCGCTCACGAAGCTCTTCTTCCTGCTGCTTGAGCTGCTCCAGCGCCATGAACTCAGCGAGGTCGGAGCCACCACCCTTCTTGGTGGCTTCTTCTTGAATCTTGGCCTTGTTGTCGAAGTAATCAAAGACCCGGGAGCCGAGCTGGTGCAACTCCTTGCCGTTGGCCAGAGCACCTTTTATTACTGCAAAGGCTGCGTTGGCGGCAGCAATTTCGGCAAGCATTTACAAACTCCATACAAACCGCACGATTACACTTGCGCACCAAACCACAAGCCCGATCAGAAGGGCCGCTGCACAGAATGCTACGGCCCAGTCTTTCATCAGCAGGGTCCGTTTGTGCAGGACAGTGTGCTGGTTGTCGTAGTCGTTGTGGTGGGGACTACGGTAGGAACAGATGTATTGTCAGTAATACCGCCACCAGCAATCCGACCAGAGTTGCCAGAGTTGCTTCCACTGTTTGCTCCAATCGAGTAGCTACCTGAACCGATCACACCGTTGCCGCCGATGGTTGTCACGTTGGCTGCGGGCGCTTGAATCTGCGAGGCCATGCCGACAAAAGCTTGGTTGGTGCTGATGCCCAGAGCCGTGGCGTTGTCGGACTGACGCATGCCAAGAGAAGTCTGCTTGTTGACCGTGTAGATTTGGCCGACAGTTGGCAACAACAGACCCGTCCACTGCATGGCGTAGTCAGCCCAGTTCTTGGGGGCGTTAATCTGAGCGTTCTGTTGACCACCACCCATTTGCAGGGACATGACTGCGGCAACCTTGGCCGTGGTGTCGCCTTGCTGGGCGATCTGGGCCAGTGCTTGGAAACGGGCTGTCTGGGCCGCTGCTTGCGCTTTGTGAGCTTCGGCATAGGCTTGGTACTCGGCAGTGGCGCAGCCCGTCAGGGACAGGGCGCAGAGGATGATGGCGATCAGTTTCATGGTTGCTCCTGTTGGTAGTCCATTGGCCCGATGGGCGCGTTTAGGTCAGGGTTCTTGACAATGTTGAAGATGCGTGTGTTGTCTTCCAAAGCCAAAATCTCATGCGGCTCTCCGGGACGGAAATCCAGAATCTGTCCAGCCATAGCCTCCAGCTCCCAATCATGGGAGTACGCCTTGATCTTGCCACGCGCCACAATGGTGATGTGCACATTGTCTTCGGTGTGGTTGTGCTTCGGAAGGACGTCTCCAGCCTTCTCAAAGTCGTACATGGCCCCACGGATGGAGCCAAGGCTATTAAGGGGTTTAGCCAATAACATCGGGTGCACTTCCGGGGTTGTCTGTGCTTGGGATTGGCTGGGGTTGGTCTGGTGCCAACACCCATGAAACTGTGGCTTCATCCCACTCGTAAAACGGCGGACTGTTTGGCTCTGGCATTGGCACAGGAGCTTCCCAGAGGTACGAAAAACTGTTCATGACCCATGATGGGTACGCCTTTGGCGGAATAAAACCTACACCATCCCATGTGTAACCAACCCCTGCGTAGTTTTTGCGAAACGCTTTAGACTGGTCCGGGTCTGGCGTTGGTGGGTTGCTGTTTGGGGTGTAGTACACCCCGCCATGAGTGCTGTAGCTGGTTTGAACCCAAGTGGCCGGGTCACCCCAATTGCCTGTGTCAATCTCAGCCTGATCAATGACCAGCACCTGCTGGACAACATTGTTTTCATCAATTTGCGCAAAATGACTCATGTTGTAAACGTCCCCGAAGAGGTAAAGGTGTGGTAGGTGTACCCACCGGCTGAAGTGACTGTTCCGCCAGTAGCAACTTGACTTCCAGCGTAGCGAATAATCACAACACCAGAGCCGCCAGAAGCCCCGCTACCGCCGCTACCCACAGAGCCACCACCGCCGCCGCCGCCAGTGTTGGCAGTCCCGGCAATTGGATAAGTCACGGACCCAGAACTAGCTCCGTTGCCGCCGCCGCCCGTACCACCCGGAGGAACGTAGGATAGAGTTGATTGGCCGCCGCCGCCGCCCGCATAAGTGGTGCCGTTTAGCCATGCCGAACCATTACCACCTCTACCGTTGCTATATCCAGCGCCTCCAGCGCCTCCACCCCCGCCACCTATTGGATACCCGCAGGGTTGCGTATATGGACCGCCATTGTTTCCTTGCCCTGCTATACCCGCACCGCTGTGACCCCCGCCAGAGCCGCCCGGCCTGCCCACAGAAGACCCGCTGTTGTAACTATTCGCCCCTCCACCCCCGCCTGTTGAGGCAAGGCTGTTGAAAGACGAGGTAGAACCATCGCTTCCAATATTTGTGGAGCCAGCGCCTCCAGCGCCAACCGTAACAGAAAAACCAGTACCTTTTGCAATAGCGGCTGACTGCGTACGATACCCGCCAGCACCACCTCCACCAGCTCCAATCCAAGCGCCGCCGCCTCCGCCGCCAGCAACAACCAAATACTCGACATTCAAAGCGTTCGACTTCCCGTACAGAGAACTCATGCTCCACGTTGTGCCGCTGCCTCCGACGCCCGCAAGGGTACGGACGTTGGCTTGGTTCATCGAAATGGTCGCGGTCAGGCTCAGGCCAAGTTCAGCGGCAACGCTAACTGGGCTTGTTGTGCCCCCCATATTCAAGGGGCCGCTTGCTGGCATTGTCATGCTTGCTCCTTATGGGGTGCCGTAGGCGGTGATGTTGTCTGCGGAGATCAGGGCACCCGCGCTGCTGAACGAGGCCACCACGGTGCCGCCGTACTTGATCACGAGCTTACCGCTTTCTTCCATGATGGTGAAGTTGGTTGTTGTCAGGCTTGTGACGGAACCGCTCAAAGTGATGTTGCCCGAGGATGTCACGGTTCCCGAGAGCGTCAGTCCGTTGGCTGTGCCCGTACCAGCGACCGAAGTCACAGAGCCGCCGCCAGAGCCAGCGCCAATGGCCGTGCGGAAGTCCGCAGCGTTCAAAGACGAGACGGTGTTGTCTGCGTTGAACCGAGGGAACGTCACCGCGCTCGGGTTGCTGATGGTGAACAGGTTGCCGCCCAGCGTGGTAGCGCCGAAGTTTGTCCGGGCCGTTGCTGCAGTGGTGCCGCCGGAGCCGCCGTTGGCCACAGGCAATGTGCCGGTGACGTTGGTGGCCAAGTTCACAAAGGTGGTGGACGTTGTACCTGTACCGCCAGAGGCGATGGGCAGGGCTGTGCCAAGCGTCAGGGAGTTCAGCCAGTTGAGCTGGGTTCCCACGTCCGTGCCGTTGTTGTACACGATGGTGCGGGTGCCAGCAGGGACCGCTACGCCAGTCTGGCCGGAGACCTTCACGGTGACCGCGTAGCTGGAGTCGTTGATGACGATGTAGGGCTTCTCGATGGCGGGGACGTTGATCGTGCCCGCTGCGGATACTGCGCCTGCTGCAATGTTCAGACACAGTGCCCGGGCATCTTGCAGGGCGGTGGTGTTGGTCAGCGTCAGGGTAGCCACGTTGGCCGTGAAGTCCCCGGAGTCCAGTGTTGCCATACCCACAATGGCTTGCTCGATGGCCGTGCCGATGTTGCTGTTGGTCGTGGTGCCCCATGTGCCCGACTGCTCACCGTTGCCGATAATCTCGAACTTGAGGTTGGAAAAGGTGCTTGACATGATTATCCTTTCGCCTCAAGGGCGGCTAACCGGGCTTCGAGTGCGACAACACGCTCGGCCAATTTTACAGCGGCGACCAGCGCAGCGTTACCGTATGCGAGGGAGAGGTTGCCTTTTTCATCAGTCTGAACCGCCTCTGGCAGAAACTCTTGCATTCGCTGTGCGGATACACCAGCCTGTCGGTCGCCGGAATCAATGCGGGTGTACGTGCCGTGCTTGATCTTTGCCAATTTTTCGATGAAGTCGGCAGGTAAATCGGCCCAGTCTTTTTTCAGGCGTTCATCAGAATAGGCCGTGACGTTACCCGTGACAACCAAGTTGCCGCCGTTTAGGTTGTAGTTGGTTGCATCCCAATAGAGATAATTGGAGCCTGAACTGCTGAGGTAAATCACACCGGTTGTGCCGCCGGTGCGGTACGCAGTCATATCCCCGTTTACGGCAGTAATGCCAGTACTGACACCGGATGTGTTCGGGGTTGCAGTGAGTCTTGTGACGGATACCGTTCCAGCAGTGAAGTTGCCAGAGGCATCCCGGGCAACGATTGTGCTTGCTGTATTTGCGCTGGTGGCATTCGAGGTGACGGTGAACGTGGCGTTGCCAGCTTGGTTGGCTGTGAAAGTCTGCGAACCAGACAGGCCCGTACCCGACACGTTCATGGTCAGGGTGCCGTTGTTTACGTTGGCCGCAGTGGTGGCTGTCGTGGCATTACCGCTCAAAGTCGCAGTGATCGTGCCCGCGCTGAAGTTGCCCGAAGCGTCACGCGCCACAAGGGTCGAGGCTGTGTTTGCGTTGGTGGCGTTGGTGGCAATCGTCACGGCGCTGGAGCCGTTGTAGCTCGTGCCGGTCAGGTAGGTGCCAAACGTCAGGGTGTTCAGGTTTGAGCCCAGAGCCACGCCGGAGATGGTGCCTGCACTCCATGTGAACGCAGACCCGTTCCAGTTCAGCACTTGGTTGGATGCCGATGGGGCCGTAGCGAAAGCCGTTGCCCCCGAGCCGGTCTGGTACGCGATCTGGTTGGCCGCGCCGCCTGCGAGGTTGGTTGCTGTGGTTGCGCTTGTAGCTGCACCGGACAGTGTGGCTGTGATGGTTCCCGCGCTGAAGTTACCCGAGGCATCCCGAGCTACAACCTTGCTAGCTGTGTTGGCGTCAGTTGCGTCCACCGCAAAGGTTCGGGCTGCGGAGCCGTCGTATGTGCCAGCAGCGGTCAGGTATGTGCCCGCTGTCAGGGCGTTGGCCACCGATCCGGCTTGGCCAGAGATGTTGCCCGAGACCGCTGCGCCCGAGATGGCGATGGCTGTGGGAGTGACGCTTGTGACTTGACCCTGTGCGTTGGTGGTGATCACCGGCACCGTGGCGGCGTCGCCGTAAGTTCCAGCAGTGCCCGTGTTGGTGATGCTGAACTGCGTGCCAGAAAGGCTCAGGCCCGTGCCCGCGCTGTAAATCTGCGCTGATGAAATCTGGGCAAACGTAATGTTGGTCGTGCCAAACGTGATGACGCCGCTTGTGTTGCAGGTGTAGGTCTCACCCGCGCCTGTCGCGCCCAACTGAACAAAAACCGTGGAACCTTCGCTCAGACCGTTTGCGCTGTTAATTACATAGGTGTCAGCATCGCTGGCGCGTGTTAGCACCCAATTTGTAGAAACTGTACCTACAACTGTGACAACATAAATGCCGTTCTCGATTGGATTGGTTTGGCTATAAACCAAAACGCGATCACCCGGCGATGTGAAGATGCCATCAATAATTAACTCAACTTGCGTTCCCGCGTTAGTAAGCGTTGCACCAACACCCGCAGTGCCGTTGTTGTAAGTTGCGTTAAGGTTAGTTGGGCTTTCAACCATTACGGGCTGGTGGAAGTGAATGCCGGACGCCGCCAAGGTGTCAACGTAGGTCTTGTTGGTGATGTCGTTGCCGCTGGTCGGAGTTGTGGACACCGTGCCGGACGTGATGTTGGCCGTGGTGATGTTGGCCGTGCTGGTGCCCAGAGTCCCGATGTCCAGCGTGGTGACGGCGGAGCCCGCAGCGTCCAGATACACCGACCGTGAGGATGGGTATGTGACAAACACGTCTTTGGAGCCAGCGCCAAAATTCACTAAGGACCCTGCGTTGCTGGACGACACCACCGTGGTGCGAGACAGCGTAGTGCCGGAGGATGTGTATGTGCCAACACCAACTTCCCAGTCGCCGGAAGCTGAGTCCACGATGGCGTAGAAGGTCTGGTTGCCGTCGCCCACCGCCGCAAATGACTGGAAGCCCGAAGCTGCACCGGCCAGCGTAACCGTGCCCGTGCCAGTTGTGGTGGTGGTTTCCTTGACGCGATCTTTGAGTGCCAATGCCATTTTGTGTCCTTACGACGGTAGATCTTTGAGTGCCAATGCCATTTTGTGTCCTTACGACGGTAGCTGCGTCCAGCCGGGGGACTGCACGTCGTTGATATTTTGCCAGTTTGGGTTCTGGCTGTCGTCAATTACCGCCCAGACCAGCGCCCCTCCGATGCTGATGGTGAGCTGCACGCCGGTTGGGTAGACGTTGGCTATTTTGATGACGCCAAATGTGCTCAGTGCGCTCACAGCTTCCGCGATGGAGCCATTGAAGATGACCTGCGACACCTGAGTTGCCGTGCCCGCCGCGCTCTCTGCAATTGCCACTGAAATCAGCAAGCCCCGATTCATGGAGTCCGAACCTGTGGCTGTTTCCGACAGCGCGGCCAAGAACGTACCGATGGCTGTTTGAGCGGCTGTGGCGCTGGTGCTTTCTGCTTGCGATGCCAAGAACGTACCGATGGCCGTTTGAGCGTCTGTGGCCGTGCCCTGCTCCAGCATACTGGCCACCATGTTGGCGATGACCGACTGAACGCTGGATGCAGAGGATGTTTCAGCCTGCGTAGCCACCATTGTGGCGATGACCGATTGGGTATTTTGGCCCGTAGCAGTCTCGCTCATGATGCCGCCGCGAATGACGCTTGGGGCCTCAAAGGAAGCCACCGCTGCAGCGGCTTCTGGTTGCGTGGCGGCGAACGTATTCCCGCCTAAAGAGGCGAAGGGTGCTTGGGCAAAAGTGACATCACCAAACACCACTTGCCCCTATCAGGCTGCGTCCACGAAAGTTACTCCGTGCACGATATTGAGGATTGACTTTTTGCTCACGCCAAGCTGAGTTGCAAGCGCCTGCATCGACAAAGTTGGGTATGTTTTTTTGACGTACACGGCTTGCTCCAGTGTGAGTTTTGAATTTGGCCTGCTTGGAATTGGCATCGTAACCGCCTTTTCCTCATCCATGCCTTTATTTATCCGGTACAAAATTGCAGCAGGTGAACACTTGAGCGAATTGGCCCACTCTCGAAGTGTTTTTGTTTCCCCGTTGGCGGTGATGAACCGGTTGTTTCGTTTGTTTCTTGCCTGCTCTGCTCTGGTTGCCCACCGGCAATTCTCAGGGCTATACGGCCCGGAGTTGTCTTTGCGATCAAGCGTTGCACCCTCGGGGCATTCACCCATATCCTTCAAAAAGCTTTGGAAGCCATCTGCGCCATGCCAGCGGCTATCAACAACAATACCCCGGCCACCGTAGTCGGGGTAGCATTTCTGCTTTTTGTTGTAGCACCGGTTGTGCATGGTCCGCCAAACTCCAAGAAGCCGTTTAAAACTTGTCATGATCACTCCAAACATTGAAGTTTAGAGTGTATCCATCTAGTTATGCCGCGTCAAGGGAAAAAGAGTAACTGACGTTCAGGGTGTCGCCGTTGTCCACGGTCTTGTCGCCGCCAGTGAAGTCACCAGCAGAGAACAAGATACCGGAAGTGCCGCTGCTCACGCTGGCCAAGAACGCGCCAGCCACCACAGTGCTGTTCACCAGCATGGCAAACGAGGATGGACTGCCGGAGTTTGTGATCACCGATGGATCAGCCGTTGTGGCCGTGCCAAACGTGACAGCCTTGCGGTTGCCAGTGTAAGCAGTGCCGGGCACCAACTCAGTCCAGCCAGCGTGCGAGGCCAGTGTGTCGGCAGCGGCGAATGTTGTGCCGGAGCCGGGGCCTTCGACCAGACCCAAGTACCAAGCGGCGGTGTAACCCGAAGCGGCAAAGTACTTGCTGTTCATGTCCTGCAGACCCTGATTGACCACGAGGTTGTGGAACGAGTCGGACCATTTTTCCTTGCCGTCTGCGCCCACGCAAGTGACGGTGAAGACACCGCCCGCGCCAACGCGCTCACCGCCAGCGCGGTTTGTGGTCATGCCTGCGGTAACGCTGTCGGCTGCTTTGCTGTGTTCCATGATGGCTCCTTAAGAGATTCGCACGATTGCGCTGTTGGCATCGGCTGTTGGGAAGATGATTTGGAAAGTGTCGTTGTTGACGGTCTTGTCGGAGCCAAAGTCCAGCACCGCCACAGACTTGTTGCCTTCGCTGCTGTTGTAGATCAAAGCCGCACGGGCCGTGAACGTAGCGCCAGTCCAAGAAGTGTTGGCAAAGCTGAAGTATGCCGTGGGCACGTTGCTGCTGTTGTTTGCCGCCACAGGCGTGGTCGTGATGGTCAGCGTGTTGCCACCGGCCGAATAGCCCGCGCCAGTCACCTCGTTGGAGGTGCTGTACACGGTTGTCGCATAGCCAAGGTCCGCAGCGGCGGTATACAAAGCGATCTTGAACGTGTCCGGCGAGGTGGGGCCAAAGTTGTGGACACCCTGCGGCAGCTCGACTTTGAACGAAGTGGTTGCGGTTTGTACGATTGACATATCAGTTTACCCCTCTGTTTTGAGGTAGCGGTGGCGAACGGTACTGGCCGCTTCTGTAGCTGTCGGAACGCTCCAGTCCATCGCCCAGACGTTTGGCCAATGCTACGGCTTCTTTGAACTTCATGTCGTAGCCCTGCATGATGTCAACTTCACCCTTCATGTAGGTGTACGCCTCGACCAGCGAACCGTAAAGCAGCACGCTGTCAAAGTTGTCACCCAACCAAGAAGTCCCGGCCGTCACAATCGACGGTGGATAAAAGAAGTAATGTAGCTCGGCCACGTAGGTGGCGTCTGGCGTTGGGCCCAAGATGAAGGTCAGTTCATTGATGTCGTTGGACTGCGGGCCAAACAGAGCGTAGTATTTGGGAAACGCCGTGTCGTTGGGGTTCGGGTACGCCTGCCGGATGAAGTTCACATCCTTGTTGAGCAGGTACTCGTAGTTACCCGAAGCATCCACCACTGCCAGCGAGTGCACCGACAAAAAGTCCGAAGGACATGCCAGATACTTGTTGTTGCTGGTGGTAGAGCCCGTCACATTCTTGCGCAACGATGGGAACTGCACCATGTTGAAAATGCGCTGCTCAGCCTGCTCCACAAACACAGGAATCTCCGCCTCAAACGAAGCGTCCTGATTTTCTGTGTAGGCGATGATCGCCGCTTTCAACTCGGTGTAGTTCATTCAGACCTCACGCCATTGGGCCACGAGCCATCACGCCCTTGGTGGCTGCACCAGTGCCACGGATTTTGATGCCGCTGGTTTTGGTAGGTGGGTAGTCTTGGCTGCGCACGTTGGCCACGGACACGTTGGTGTCTCGCATGGTCTTCTTGGCAGGCTCGACGCCGACCACTGGGGTAACGACAGTTCGAGGTTGTGGGCCAGCAACACGAGTTGCTGTGGTTTTTTCCCCCGACGGAACGGGGCGTCCAGCTTTAGTTGCCATATCAGGCTCCCTTCTTACCGGGGCTGCGTTGGTTCATGACCTTGGCCATGTTGCGGCCGTACTGCAGCATATCGCTGTTGGTCTTGCCACCAGCTTTCAGCTTGGTCGGTGTTTTGCCGGGATGCATGTGGGCTTCATGCTTGCGCACGGCCGACTTCACCATCTTCTTGTCTTGCGCGAGGTCTTTTTTGTCCATGTCAGACTCCTATTTGAACTGTAACTGTACCAACTTCCACGGTCAAAGCCAAGTTATTTGGCGTCAACGCATTGTCAAAACCCCGGGAACCGCCAACAGGGTTCCAGCCCCACTGAATGTCCCGCGAACCCCCGGTGTTGAAACCGTCTGTATTGGTGCCCGCCGTCACATACGTGGTGTCCCTGCGAGGGTTGCGCACCGCCTGTGGGTCATCCACCGGATACATGCCCAGCAGAAGCTGCGGCTGATCTGGGTCCCAGCAAGAATCGCACACCAGCAGGTTGTACGTCTTGGTCTTGATCACCTCTTTGCGCAGCGCGGTCAGCTTGAACTGAAACCCACAACGATCGCACATGGCGATCGAGTTCTTGCCTGACGCATAGCGATTACCCATTACGTGCCGCTCCCAATGAACATCTGCCGTGGCACGAACCGCACAGCGGCCTTCTCACGGTCTTCGTCTTGGGCAAGCTGCCACGCCTCATCGTACTGAGCTTTCAGCACTTGCATGCGATCCGCTGCGTTGGGCAGCTTCATTGCCAGATAGTACGCCAAGCCTGCCACCATGCAGGGGATGAACCGGAAAGGCACGTCCGCCACGTTGACACCGCCACCGATGTCTTGTGTGCGGCGCAGACGCCAGTACACCAGCGTGTACGGCTGGGTGTTGTCCGGGGTTGGCCAAACGGTCACTGCAGGCAGTTGCTCCCAGTAGACCGCATCACCGTTGCTGTGGGCTGCGGCCGTTGTGTTGGCTTGGCCTCGGGCGCAGTTGTTGAGCGTGTTGCCGGAGATGTACCCGTAGGCGATGATCTCGGTGCCGATCTTGACGAACCCGGCGGCGGGCAGGCCCACAACGGAGTCAAGCGTGATGGTTGTCGCGGTGGACGTGATCGCGCCGCTAAGCTGAAGCCCTGTGGGACTTGTCTGGGCATTCAGGCGCTGCACCCAAATCTGGATGGGGCGGGCTTGCTGCAGCTTGTTGGGGATCGTGGCGTAGGTCGAGACGCTGATGCGCGTGATCGTCAGATCGGCTTGGGTGGCCACGTTGTTGGCCCCGGTGCGGATCACGTGCTCGATCAAATCCACCGTGTCGCTTGGCAGCGCGTAGGTGTTCTGGCCCGCCGTCAGCGCGATCGTGCCTTGCTCGAACGTCCACATGTTCAGGCCCCGGTTGGCCCAGTCTGCAAACATCAGGTTCAGAGAGCGGCGTGCTGTCTTCAGGTCATAACCCGTGCGCAGCTCCGCCCCGCATCGCTCGAAGGCTTCTTCGACGATTTCTGTCAAATCCAGATTGAACGCTGAAACGCCGGAAGTAGTAGCCATTATCTGAACCCTGCTGTTTTCTTGGCGATGCGTTTAGGCTGCGCCACGAACTGTTTACCTGCGGCTTTGCCAGCACGCTTGGCCTTGGTGGTGGCAGCGTACTCAGCCGGTGACAGCGATTTTATGGCAGCTTCGGGCAAATATCGCTCCCCCGTCTTGGAAGACGGTTTGCCGGACTTGGTGCGCCATTTCTGGTCACCCCAATCCTTGAGCGATTTTTGCGGGGCTTTCATCTCATTGTGCCTTTGGTTTTGCCTTTGACGCAGCAACCATCAGCACGGGAGGAGGCCGAAACCTTGCCGCCCGATTTGAACGTCTTGCGGTACTCAACCCCAAACTTCTGGGGTTTTACAAAGGTATCCCTGCCGTCGGGCTTCCCTGCCATCAGGTCCGCGTACGCGCTAATTTCTGAGTCTTTATCCAGTTTTTTGGATGCGGAAAAACGAGCGCCCGCCCCCTTAAACTGTTTGTCCAGTACCAGAAACTGGGGGTTAACCT